CCCGCATCACACTGGCATAATTTTCTATATTAGGTATCCTGGCAGCATCAATAATCTTCCGCCCTACCTTAACACCAGCCCGGCGCAGTTCCCGCCCCTGCTGTATCGCCTGCTGCCGTCGCATCTTATTGACCGACTTCCTTTTATTATGCTGCCTCATTTACCTACTTCTTTATTATACAACTGCACCAGATAACCAGGACACCGACGCTGCACAGCCTTCAAACTTCTACCCTCAACTATCCGACGACCTTTACCTGAGTTTACCTTCATAATCAGATATTGCCTTACCATTACTGTCATCACCATTTACCCTTGCAAGTGCACCTTATTCAAGATAACCAACTTAGTTGCCCTTAAACCACAAAAGAGTATTGCTTAAAACTTTCATCGCGCTCCATATCTATTTTCTCTTCACTATCCTTAGGCATACACGTGTGCCTAAGGATAGGCAAAGGATATTTCTTTATATCTACCCTTAATTTCGCAATATCAATTTCGCAATACTTGCCTGAACGCCCTAATAGAACAAATTCGCAATCCTTACCCGAACACTCTAATGGAACAGATTCGCAATGCTTGCCCGAACACTCTAATGGAACAGATTCACGGTACCTACCCAAATACTCTATTGAACCAGCTTCACAATACTTGCCTAAATACTCTAATGAACCAGAACCACCTCCTTTACTTAATACACGGAAAACTTGACCAAACCAATAGTACAATCTCCCCTCCGACCCTCCATATTGTAACTCTTTCATCATCATTGCCTTCACCTACCTTTAATTGATAAACCGCTAGACCTGGACACAAACCTTTTTCTTTACTGCGCTGCCTCTTCAGCAACAACCGGCTCTTCCGCCAGCTCTTCCCTTTCATTGAAGGGAATATCATCTACCATCGACTTTTCAGCCTCTTTTTCTTCCCAATCGAGCAAGTAGTATTCGCCATTCGGACTGGTCCGCACATTCAGGAAGCAATGTATCCGACCTGGCAGCTTGCCCCACCTTAAAAGCTTCCGCACCTGATTTACTACCGCCTTCCCACCACATAACGAGGTCTTTTGTTCACCACCTTCAAGCTCCACTAAGAGTAAGGCGAATTCACTCGTCCCCCAGTTTCCATCCCAATCATCCACAATCTTGCCATCGAGCAATACCACCTTAACACCAAGCAGCTCCTCTTTCACCATCCTTGGCTTTTCCGGGTGAAACTTGATGTTTGTGCTAAGGACCTCTTTAATATTTTGTTCCCGCATTTTGCACCTCTCTTTTATTTTTTTTAGCTTGTGTCCAGGTCCAGCGATTCATCTTCATCGCCATCCTCCCAATCATAAACCGACCGCTTCATCACCCCCTTCAGCCATGCTTTTTGTTCATCATCCAGAAAGCCCTCTTTCGCCTCACCGCGGATGAACTCGACCGCTCCCAAATTACCGCTAGAATAGTTTATCAATCCCTCATATCCGACCGGATACATATAGCGCATTGCCTCACCGGTATATGGCGATTCCTTTACCTTTTCCTCTTCCGGCATAAGCGCCATGTTTTTCAAATTAGACCAAAAGCCCTTCACCCTAGCCTTATTCTCATAGTTCTCCAACCACTCCGGCGGATCAGGGCAATCCGGGTTAGCATTAGAGTATTCGGCATAATTCTCTGACCAATGACGACCATTGTAATTCAACCTATGTATCAACTTCGCCCAAACGTCGATATATGAAACATAGATATCAACCTTGCTCTCTATCACCCTGAGACTATGGCGCCGACAAAACCTTACCAACCTTGCCTTCCAAAGCTCTTTCAGTTTCTCGAGCTGACTATCAGAAAAAGGCACTTCTCTACCACCGCGCTGCCGGCTCCATTGCCATTTTTTGAACTCAAAACTAGGTTCGCCATTATCATCCAGGACTTTGTCATTCCGGACCAGGCCATAATTAGGTATCAGGCTATGAAAATGAAAATGAGGTTCAACTGGAACCTGAGTCCGCCATAAATGCAGGTTAGTATAACTGCCCAGCTCGATATCCTGACCTATTACGCCCGGTAAGTCTTCATTCCAGAACCCATCGAATAATCGCCAGGCCATACCACGCCCACCCTTGCCACTCGCTGCCATATATTCACTAACATACTTCGGCATTGTAAGAGTTAAAGAAGCCACTTTGAAATCATCGGAAAGTTTCAATTGCCCTACCAAGTGCCTCATTCGCTTGTATGTCCTGGCTGCCGTCCTATGTGTGAGCTGATGGCGCCGGTAAGGATTATTTCTATGCCATGCCTTGACTTCAGGATATACCAGGTCATTCTCTTTATCTTCGTAAATACGAAATTGCACTATTTCAGCTATCTTGTCTTTGAAATACTTGTGAACCGGCCGAAGTAATGACCTTAGCTTTATGAAGCCGACTATCCTGGTAGTCCGAGTTTGACAAGGGGAAGGTACTGAGTTTGTTTGGGGGAGTACCGGCAGGGGAGTAACTCCCCCACCGATCTCCTGCCGTACACCCCCGCTCACGGCTGGCACTCCTGCCGTCCGCTCAGCTCTAATTAAATCGCCCCAGGTGGGACCAGAACTACCACCAGCAGCACTAGAATTAAAATCTAAGCCTTTTTTTAGAACATCTGTGCTATTTTGCTTGTCAGGGTATTGACAACTATCCTTTTGTGTGTCTATACTTTTTATAGTCAATGTGATCTCCCAAAGTTCTCGTTGACAAAGAAGTCCCCTTACCACCGGCTTGTTCTAGCAAGCCACTAACAGTAGGGGACTTCCGCAAATGAAGAGGGCGCACTAGCTTACTTGACGTAACACATATTCCCCCTGCCCTAGTCTCAAAGTCGGGCCGACTTGTGCCTGCACCATTATCACCAGTCAGCGCCAGCCGAAGCATCAGCAAGACTCTTTCCAGCAAGTCCAGGGTAGCTACAATCGCCTGCTGTGACCTTTCATACCGACCCTGAAGGCTGTTCAACCTCTTTTCGATATCATAAGCCAAGCCTTCAACATACTTAGACTTCGCCAGAGCTCTCTTCCCATTGGTAACGGCTGCCGGGCTGCTCTTCTCTGCCCTTTGTAGTGCTGATACCAGGGTAGCATCTTTCATACGTAGTATTTCCTTTGCCCTCTCAAATCCGACCTCATCAGTAATTGACCATATCAGCTCCAGGTGATTGATCACCCAAGCTTGTTTTTTACCACCTTTAAGACCAGTTAGTTCAGGGAATAAGTCAGTCATTGCCGGTCCTTCTCCTTCTCCCTATCTTCAACATGCTGCCGGCGATTAGCTGCTGCAGTTTCCGCCCATGCCTTCTCGCCCTCCTTGCTTAACTTCACCCCCAAGCTAGAAGGATGCAACATCCCGATATGCGCCGATGCTGCCAGGACCCGGGAGTAGCCACCGATTGATATTCGGCCATTCAAAAAGTTAGTCACCTCTTGTATCTCCTCTACCAAGTTCATCATAGTAAGCCACGCATGATAGAGGATGCAATCCCGATGCTGTATGTCATCCCTAAAGATAGTATTCGCCACCGCTTCCTCAAAGTTGGCGTTTGCCTTCATCAGTTCCGAAGGGAAATCGCTATCACGCACATCACCGAGGAGCCCGCCTGGTTGCTTTGTTTCCTTATCGCCGTTCTTGCTCATTCTTAACCTCGCTTCTCTTATTGATATAGTCACGCAACTCCGGCTTGTCCTTAACCACGTCAGTATTAAGCAGAGCGTCCCGTCCCTGCCTGGCAAGCTCCATCGTTTCCTGATTAGAAAGAGACTCCAGGCGCATAGCAGTACTTTCAACCTGAGCATTAAAGCGGTCAGGATTATCAATATTAACACCGGCTGCCTGAGATTTAACCATCATATTAATTGCAACCTCATTCCTGAGAATACGACTATCCGCGTCATTCAGCCGGTCGCCAACAGTCTTCATCATCCCCATAGTATCCCTAGCATAGCCCTGAAGCTTCTCGATGCACCGGCCAAGCCCCATAATAAGCTCTGTCTGCGTGTCCTGCGCCTTCCCTAGTTTCTCCAGCCGGTCGCCAATATGCTCCTCAATAGCCTTGAACTTCAACTCCATAAGCTTCTGCATATCAGGTTCGTGTAAAAAATCTTCCTGTATCATCTGATGAAGCGGACGCCCGCCAGCCCGCTTCTCCAGCTCCTCTTTAACTGCTACCGGTACTCTTATATGCGTACTATTCATTTTCTCCTCCCTATACCAGTTAACCAACGTTAACACATTCCAGCTAATTTGTCAAGGGGTATTTAGCCTTTTTGACCACCAATTTGTAAAAATTCTTCACTTGAATAGAACTGCAAGGGATAATTCCACAAATTGCTACCCAACCGATCCCGCCCACAGCCTATTTTTCCCATTCTACGCCCGATATCCTGCTTCATAGTCTCGTCAGCTCCAATCGCCTTGAATATCTCCCCGCACTCCACACTATGCTTTCCCGCCTGCTTTGCTTCCTCAAAGAGTATATCGGCTTTCAAAAGATAGTCGATATCGCTTACACCCTGGGCAGCACCGCCACCAGCAACAACCTTGTCCTTCTGAATCTCCAATCGCCACATCTGCGCCAGGATATCGAGCTGAAAGTAGGTATCAAACGTCCCCCAAATATACTCAGCGTTCAGCCTTTTCCGTAAGGGTCGAGGTCGTTCCCTTGAAGTGTAGCCGGTCCACAAGCCACTATGATCAATAAAATCCAGCAATATCACTCCACCACGCTTGACTCCGGACCGGGGATAACGCCGGGAAGCATCCCGGCAATAAGCGATAATGTCAGTCTGGTATTGCGCCTCGTAATCGATCAACCTGAAGTCCTGGCTGCACATGATAAGGCTATTTCTGTTTTTCCGTATCTGCTGTATCCATAGATTGAGTACTCTATTTTTGTTAGTCGCTGCTGCCATACGATTGATAATCGCCGGACTTTCATCCAGTATTATCAAAACATGCATGTAGTCGGTATCAAAGTTCACCATCTTCACCAGGTCAAGCGGTTCAGACAGATGCACCACACTCTTGCCCTTGCCATCCCTTATTGCCCACTTCAAGGGATAGTTAGCGATAACCCGCAACTCTGGCCAGAGCCATACCGACTTGATAGCCAGCGCACTGGCCAGCGTAGTCTTTCCGCTTCCCCTCGGACCCACAGGCGCGATGATAAAGCTATCATTCCACAGGTCAACCTCATTGCACCCTTGCCCATGACCGCTATCAACAAAGCGGTCATTGAGTATGTCATACTCATTACTGACTACCCACTCAGGTACCGTAACCAATGGCATAGCTTGCTGCACCCGGTAATACTTCTCTAAATCCTCCATTATCTACCCCTTACTAGCTTTGACAGGCCTATGACCTGTCAGCTTTGACAGGTCATTCATATCCTTTACATATGTTTTATCCCTATAGTCCCTTATTCTCTTATGATTAGTGCCGGCGTTTTTGTGCCCGCCGTAAGTCCTCGAGCCTCACCTGATAGCCCATCC